CGGAGGCGCGCCTGGCGGAGAAATAAGCCTAGGGGGCGGCGGAGCTCCTGGGGCGAGTGAAATACCGGATTTTGGTGGAGCAGCTCCTACCGGTGAAGCGCCGCCCGAAGGTGCACCTGCAGGTGAAGCGCCACCTACACCACCATCTCCTACTGCCCCCGCTCCACCAGCTTAACAGTTAAGCTTAAATATAGTATATGACATACAGGATACCTCCACACCGTAGAGGGGATACGTGGGACGGAATTAACTCTATTACTATTTCAGTGAATGGTTCACCGGTGAATTTAACCGGTTCAACCATAAAAATGGAATTTCGTCAATCAGTAGATTACCCAGTAGTTTTAACTTTCTCAACAACTGATGGTACAATAGAGTTTGTTAATCCAGCAAACGGTGTTATACGCATACCAGCACAAAAAATCGAAGTACCTTTTACAACTTATCAGTACGATCTTCAAGTTACATTTCCCAACGGTACTGTAAAAACATTCATGAGTGGTACATGGGAAATTGTACCTGATATAACAGAGTAATGTCAGAAAATATTACAATCGATATAACTGAACCAGCAGATCAAAATATACTTGTTAATATTGCAGATACTGTTGATAATTATGTAGTTAGTACTTTTCCAGGCGGAGCTGTATGGGGCAATATAATAGGTAGTTTAAGTGCACAAACCGATTTATATCAATTTTTAACCGGTGAAGATATACAATTAAACGATCTTTCGGGTAGCTTTATAAACTTTGAGACATTTGTGCAAGGTATAAGTAGTACCTGGGTTTATGCATATGACGCTAGTACGTATTTTAGTCAAACAAGTGCATCATACGCTCTTTATAGCTATTTGGTTAGTAATTTTCTATTTTTAACAGGTGGTACCATTTACGGAGATTTTAATGTAACTGGTAATGTAGGTGTTTCAGGTAATTTAAATGTACAAAATAATCTTCTTTCTGCTAATACTCCTTTACACGATATATTTTTAACATCTGAAACAGATTCTCAGACTTTAAGTTTTAATACAACTACTGAAAGTCTATCTGTTTCAAACGGTAATGCAGTATCTTTAGTTACATTAGGTTATAAAAATATAGTAGATACAGTAGTTGACACGATACAACAGTTTGCTTTTTCTTATGCTGAAGAGATTTATCCTGGTTATAATGTAACTTTAAAAAACGGGCGGGTTTATACTTTTGCAGGAACAGATAAAAATAACCCTAACCACTATCTTGAAGTAAATGTTAATCCATATCGCCCTATATATCGAGAAATACCACTTAATACTAATCAAGCTATTATTGATTCATATTACATTGGGGATTTTAAAACAGCAAAATACAATTTACAGGTAGAAAACAACTACAATAATGACATTTACTATTCTGAAGTAAATACGGTTGGTTCAGTGCAAACTTCTACAGGAGTAGCAGTTGAGTATGGTCAAATATATACAGAACAGCTAATAATAGGTTATTCTGTGGAGTTAGTTTCGAGTTATTTACAACTTATTATAAATTTTTCTAATGAAAATGATCCTAATAAAAAACTTATTGTAAAAGGTCACCGCACTAATTTTTATAAGATATAATCCCTTAAATAATATATATAACGTACTATGGCGCTTAATAATGAATTTAAGGTAAAAGATAATTTAAATACGTTAGGTAAAATACTATCTAGTGGTGTTGATCTGGCAACTATTTTTGCTCCTTCGAATACATCCTGGACCCTATCAGCTGATGTAGGTACTAATTTTGATATATCAGGTGGTGAAGTTTTAACTTTATCTGGAGACAAGGGTATAGTAGTTCGTTCAATTGGTGATACAGAAGTTGTAGTAATTTCAGGTACCAATGCAACAACAACAGAGCGTGGTGTTGCATCTTTTGATAGCGGTGACTTTGGTGTAGTTGATGGTAAAGTATCGGTAAAAACAGGTGGTATTGATAATGTACAGCTTGCTGGTAGTATATCAAATGATAAACTTTTAACAATTACCCAGGAAGGTTTAGTTGGCAATTCTGCAACTACCGCAACATCTGCATATGAGTATAACACCCTTGTTGTACGTAATAGCGGGCACGGTGGTGTTGATCTTGGACCTACAACTGTTAATGGTATTTTAAGCTCAAATAATATTATAACAGCTGTATCCGGGAATTCAACAAATTGGACCGAAACGTATTCATTAGTTACATCCAACAGCGGTCTTTGGGGGTCCTTAGGTACAATTACAGAAACTATAGTTACAGATGTTGAAGTTGGGGCTATTACAGCGGCTCAAATAATTCCTCAAGGTACTACATTTCAAGAATTTGTTGAAGCTATGTTTATTAAAACATACTTTCCAACATTTACATTACCTTCTATATCAAATGTATCAAGTAGTATCGGTACAAGTGTTGAAGCTGGTACAACTGGGTTAACAATAACTGTAACATTTTTAAGTGGTAATATAAATGGTGAGACCGTAGCTGGTATTTGGGACCCTAACGTTAAGCAAGATAGTAGATCGGGTATTTTAACAGGCGGACAAATATTTGGTACAGATGTTAACTCGAGAAGTGAATATAATAAGATAGCTGCAACTTTTCCTGCTCAAACTATAATTGATGGTAGTAATGTTTTTTCGGTTAGAGCAGATTATGAAGAAGGACCGCAACCATTAGACAGCAGAGGTAACTTTTATGATGACCCGTTGCCCGCAGGTAATAAAACTAGTAGCGTTACAGTGTTTGGTCGTAGAAGAGGTTTTTGGGGCGCTGAAACCGGCCCTGAAGGAGCACCAACTACTTCAAGTGAAATTAGAAGTCTCCCTACAAATGTACTAAATCCAGCAGCTAACGCTTCGTATACAATTAATATACCTGTAGGGGCTACAAGAATTACTTTTGCATATCCTACTGGATTAGGACTTGCAAATGGTAGCGGCTCTGAACCGGCATTTAAAGATATGACAAACAATTTTGATTACACAAGCGAGTTTGGATCTCCAACTACGGTTGCTGTAGAAGGCGCAAATGGTTTTACTACGACAAACTATTATGTTTATTCGTATACCCCCGCAGTACCAATTCCAGGAGCATTTACCTTGAGGTTAATAATATAATATGTCAGACGTAATTACATTACCAAAACCGTTTTCAAGAACAAGCGCTCGTCCGATTGACAGAGAGAGTTTGTTTCCTACATATGCTGATCTATTAACATATACATCATCCCCTATTGCATATCCTGGTCAGGTAGTTGCAGTATCAGGTACTAATAGTGTTTATGTTATTAATAATGATTATGGTTTAACATTACTTGGAGCAGCAAGTGCAATTAGTACAATCGAATCTCAATTTTTACCACTAAGTGGTGGTTATGTAACTGATACACTTGGTGCAAATCTTTTATCTTCTCAAGGTGGTACATCAAATCAGTGGAATTCAAATTATAATACAACAGCACTTCTTTCAGCAAAATGGAATAGCGTTCATAATAATGTAGCAGTATTATCATCGGTTTGGAATAGCAATCATACAACAACAGCAGCTGCTTCAGCTAGATGGAACAGTGTACACGCTAATGTAGCCGCTCTATCCTCGACTTGGAACAGCGTTCATGCCAATGTCGCTGTTTTATCTTCGGTTTGGAATAGCACCCATGCTAATGTAGCAACTCTTTCATCAGTTTGGAATAGTGTTCATGCTAATGTAGCTGTTTTATCTTCAGTATGGAATAGCACTCATGCTAATGTAGCGGTGCTTTCGTCGGTATGGAATAGCAATCATACAACAACAGCAGCTGCTTCAGCTAGATGGAACAGTGTACACGCTAATGTAGCAGCATTGTCATCAGTTTGGAATAGTACACATAGTACAGTTGCAGCAGTCTCAGCAAGATGGAATAGTGTTCATAATAATGTAGCGGTATTATCATCAGTTTGGAATAGTACACATAGTACAGTTGCAGCAGCTTCTGCTAGATGGAATAGTGTACACAATTCAGTTGCATCAGTATCTGCTAACTGGAATGAGGCATATAATGCATCAACTATATACAATGTAAATAGTGCACTATACACACCAATAACTCTTACAGATACTACCTATCTTGCATTAACAGGTGGCACTTTAACAGGAGATCTTAATATACAAGGTCATCTCTATGTAGCAGGTTCAGCAACATTTGTAAATACTCAAGACATTATAGTTACAGATCCTATTATTTTCTTAGGAGATGATAATGCATCAGATGCTCTTGATGAAGGCTTCATGGTATCATGGACTGAAGCTCCTCTAGGTTTACAGCATGGTGGTTTATTAAGACGAGCTGAAACAGGAGAATGGACCCTTTTTGGTGGCATGACAAGTGTACCTCTTGAGGATGCTAACCCAGATTGGGATGAACCAGAAATATATCAAGCTTTATTAAATGCAGATCTTCGTGGTACTGTATTTGGTAATTTAACCGGTTCAGCGAGAGACGCCAATATACTAACTACAGCTCGTGTAATATCTGCTAAGAAAGATATTGATTTTTCAGTAACATTTAACGGCTCCCAAAATGTAACCGGAGACGCAACGATTGCTAACCATGCAGTAACACTTGATAAAATACAAGAAATTAGTACTGATCGCTTATTGGGCCGCGGCACTGCAGGTACTGGAGATGTTGAACAAATAACATGCACTGCTCAAGCCCGTGAACTATTAGACGATTCTACAGCTGCTGATCAAGCAACTACAATTGGTGTCGGTACAACTAATACAGTAGCATTTAGTGCTATTACTATAGGCTCACCTGCTGTTGCTAATAATAGAGTATTTACAAAAACCACACAAACAACAACCAATATTTTAAATGTTCCAACATTTCCAAAGACCGGCTTTAATACTGTAAAATACACAGTACAGATTAAAAAGAATACCACATTAAGAGCAGCTTTAGAAATACTAGCAACAAATAGTGATGGTGATTGGGAAGGAACAGTTTACGCTATTGTTGATCCGGATAACATATTTACTAACGTAGATGTATCAACATTACAATCAACGGTAGACTTAGACTTTACTTTCAATGGTAATGCGACTTACAACGTTGTTGTATTAGGTAATGCTTTAAACGAATAGTTTAAAACAATTATATCTTTTATAAATAACTATAATGGGTCCTTTTAAGACAACAACTTTACAGGTTAGTGGTGGCGCCGATATAGGTAACGGATTAACTATTACAGGCAACGTATCCGGTAACAATCTAAGAACTTCTTTTAATGTAGGATCTGCTACTGGTAATTATAGTTTTGCAGTAAATGCGGGGAATGCATATGCAAACTACAGCTATGCAGAAGGTGTAGATACTACAGCTATAGGTGGTCAAGGATCCCACGCAGAAGGAGAAAGGACTGTAGCAACCGGTAAAAATTCTCATGCTGCAGGATATGGTACAGTTGCAGTAGGATTTCACACTCACGCAGAAGGAGAAGATGTAATTGCTGGTGGTTCAACGGCAGCATTTTTAACTTACACAAGTTCTACTAAAACTTTTACTTATCCTGCTATAGATGATTCAAAATATGCGAATGTAAACGCAGGAAATATTTTAGTTGCTAAACTTGATGAGGTAGATGGATGGCCTTTCATATTTGAAGTACAAAATATTGATAAAATTAATCGAACAATAACTGCTAAAGAAGATATTCTTGGTATTAACTGGTCAAATGGCTATATTGTTGTTGGTCGTGGTGTCGGGAGTCATGCTGAAGGTGGTTTAACAAGAGCGATAGGTAATTATAGTCATGCAGAAGGTTATGGTACAACAGCTTCTAACGAAAATAGTCATGCAGAAGGAAAGCAAACAAAAGCTTCTGGGTATGCTAGCCATGCAGAAGGTGAGTATACGACAGCTTCTGGAAATTATAGTCATGCAGAAGGCTTTGGTACAGCAGCTTCTAACGAAAATAGCCATGCAGAAGGTTATGTTACTACAGCTTCTGGTGGAGCAAGTCATGCCGAAGGAGATAGTACAACAGCTTCTGGTAATTATAGTCATGCAGAAGGTTTTGAGTCTGCAGCATCTGGTAGTTCAAGTCATGCAGAAGGTTTTACCACCAGTGCTTTTGGAAATTATAGTCATGCAGAAGGTTTTGAGGCTGCAGCATCTGGGGATGTAAGTCATGCAGAAGGTGCTAGTACTGTAGCTTCTGGGTATGCTAGCCATGCAGAAGGTTCTGGTACTGGGGCATCTGGTAATTCAAGTCATGCAGAAGGTGCTGGTACTACAGCTTCTGGTATAGCAAGTCACGCAGAAGGTTTTGATACTACAGCTTCTGGTGCACAAAGTCACGCAGAAGGGTCCCTTACAACAGCATCTGGTAATTCAAGTCATGCAGAAGGTACTGGTGCTACAGCTTCTGGGAATGCAAGTCATGCTGAAGGAGATAGTACGACAGCTTCTGGTAATTCAAGTCATGCAGAAGGCCGAGGAACTCAAGCCATAGGGGGATACTCTCATGCAGGGGGGCTAAATGCTGCAGCAGCTTTTGATAGTTCGTGGATATGGAGAGGTTTAACAACTCCAAGTTTTTTTGCCCCGATGGTCTCTTCTACCAGAACCGGGCAATTTATGGTATCTGCTGAAGGTGGTGCATTTTTTCCTGGAGCTGTTGGTATTGGTACAGATAGCATTGAAAATATTCTTACTGTTAACGGGAGAACCGCTTTATCAAATCAGTTATATTATACACCTGACAGTAATTTATCTCAGCTTTCAGATTTATTAGGTAATTATGATGAGGGGCAATTTTTTGGAAAAATAAAATTAACACAAAATAATACAAGATTAATAAACATCGGCAATACTTGGACACCTAAAGAATCGAATAGATCTTGGCGTTCAATAGCAATGTCTTCAGATGGTAAATATCAAAGTGCAGTAGTTAGTAGTGGTCAAATTTATATTTCCAATGACTACGGCAATACTTGGACACCTAAAGAATCGAATAGATCTTGGCGTTCAATAGCAATGTCTTCAGATGGTAAATATCAAAATGCAGTAGTTAGTAATGGTCAAATTTATATTTCCAATGACTACGGCAATACTTGGGCTGCAAAAGAATCGAATAGAGGTTGGATTACAAGCACTATATCTTCGGATGGTAAATATCAAGCAGCTGGAGGTACCACTACCAATATTTACATTTCTAACGATTACGGTAATACTTGGACGGCGAAAGAAACAGTTAGATCTTGGCGTTCAATAGCAATGTCTTCGGATGGTAAATACCTAATTGCAGCCGGTTTAAATAGCTTAATTTATATTTCTAGTGATTACGGAAATACCTGGACCGCTAAAGAGTCAAGCAGATTTTGGTATTCAGTAGCGATATCTTCAGATGGTAGGTATCAAACAGCTGTTGTATTTTTAGGTCAAATATATATTTCTAGTGATTACGGTAATACCTGGTCTGTAAAAGAGTCTAATAGAAATTGGGTAAGTGTTGCCATGTCCGCGGACGGTAAACAACAAACAGCTGTAACTACTGCTGGTCAAATTTATATTTCTAATGATTACGGTAATACTTGGTCATTGAAATACAATTCAAGTGTTGACTGGATTTTTGTAGCTATGTCTTCAGATGGTAAGTATCAAGCAGCTGTTGGTAGTACTAGTCAACAAATTTATATTTCAATAGCTGATGAGCTTATAGATGGCGGCCTAACTGTTACAGGTTTAGTTAGCACTTTAGAAGGAACATCCGATCAATGGAATTCTGCATTTACAACTGTACAGAATACTTCAGCTTCTTGGCAAGCAGCATTTACAACTGTACAGAATACTTCAGCTTCTTGGCAAGCAGCAACAACTGTAGTGCAAAATAATTCTGCTATATGGACTCCTGAAGATTTAGCTATAGCTTATGCAATTGCGTTATAAATAATACAAACTATGAAAGTTTTAGTTACAGATTATACATTTACACCTTCTACTAAAAGAATTGCTTTTAATAGTTATACAAATATAAATCTTGAACAACTTCTTTTAATTACAAACGCTACTACAAACACTATAATCTATAATTTTGCTAAACCTGAATTAGGCGCTGTAAAATTTAATGCTAATACAATTACTTTAGACTTTAATACTGCATCAATGAATGCAGCTGATAGATTGCAAATTTTTATAGAAGCGCCTACTGAAGCTTTTAACACTACAACAGCATCATTATCAAATAGAGCAGTTTTTTCCGCAGCTGCAATATATGAAGTAAATGGTATTTCCACCTTTGGACAATTTCAATTCTTTCAAATTAGAAGCGGTTCAGATCTTGATACTAGTTCTTTATTGTATTCCTGTTATTTAAAACCTACTGATAATTTTAATATAAAGTTTGATAAAGGACTTAATATACCAGCCGGTGTAGTGCATATGCTTAATAGCTCAAACCCTATTACTATAAATCTAAATGATAACAACTTACTGTTTACAACATCATATATTAAATAATTAAAATGGCCTTAGATTTTGATCAACCTAAAGAAAATGAGCAATACGTAAAGTATATTTACGACGATAAGGATAGACTATATCTTCGTAATGTATATGAATTGCCTATTATTAAAACTGGCAGAATAAATGTCAATAATACAAAACCAAAAAAATTGCTTTATCAAGATCTCTATATATATAGAAACAGTCAAAACCCCGATGAAATAAGAAGAATATATCAACCTATTATTACCGCGCCGGCGGGCACGAGAAACGGAAACAATCTTACATTTACAAGTAACATAGTTTCTAAGTCTACGGTTAATGCATCAGGTTTTATTTTTGATGAAAATATTGATACTTTAATGAAACGCGCACAATGCCCTGATTATAACGATTATCGATTCACTACTGCTACTTTTAATAGAAGAGTCTTTACAGGAAATAACGCTGTTGGTCAAATTTCATATTCATTGACTTTCGCTTCAACATTACATATAAAAGCATTTTGTATGATAGAAACGGGTATTTTATTTTCAAAAACATTAACATTATAATGAACAACCAAGATTATAGATTATTTACCGATAGTGATGTTATAGATCCTTTACCTCCACTATATAAGGGTAGAACTATATTAATATATCCGGGTCAGTTAACTAAAGCTACAAATGCAAAAAGTGGAAGAATAGGATATGGAGGGAACCCTAATATTGTTAAAAGTCGAATGTTAGGTTTAAGACGATACATTTTTAGATATGAAGGAAATAAATTTGTTTATCTAGCTACTAGAAAAGGTCAAAGAAATGGTGGGCTTAATTCCAAACCATCACAAACGAAAATAAATTTTCAGTTATCAGGTCCTCAGTTTTCGGTAAATAGAGATTTTGCATTCACTAATATAAACGACGATAATGAAGAGATATGGACTGAAAGTAATTTTAGTATTATAAAATATAATAATCTTGCTAATAGATGGGAATGGTTAACCAGACCTGTGCCTGTTCCGCCTGCATTACCAGGTCAATTTTTTGTTAATGCATACACTCAACCAACATCCAATTCTCTAAGAAATACAGGATCTATAGACGAAATACAATGGACGTACGTAACTGATCCTTGGGTTACCGCAACCCCAGAAGTTCCAGTTACTCTTACCACTATAGAAACAATTGTCTGGTATAATAATAATAGTATAGATAATTTAAATAAATGGCCTATTAAGAATGTCGATGCAGATGATGAGTGGGGTACCCCCAAAAAATGGCAAACATTTGACGGGGGTACATTGATACCGGATAGACGTCCAGATTGTTTAAATGATGCTTATCTAACTAAATGCTTTCAAGGTATAAATCTTAAACATTATGATACAGTATTTGTTGAAGTGATGTGGAGGTATTTCTCAAATAGAAATGATAAAGAATATACCAACGACCTGGTTACCTGGGGGTATGATAGCCAATATGATAGAGAATCAATACATAATGTAGAATGGTGGTCACCTAGACCAGTTAAAATAAAAAGACAAAAAGGTAGAGTTTATAGAATAGGTATATTAGAAGCTGATACCGGGATTGGCGGGTTTGATAAAGTCTTATTCGCGCAAAGAACAAGAGTAATAACAACAGACTATAAGAGAGGAGGACAAACAGCATTAGAATAATATAAAATAAATAATAATGCCCTTACCGGATGAATTCGGGGAAACCTTCCTCTGCGTAGTAGAGATGGCAATCCCGAGCCAAGCCATAAACCATTTTATGGAAGGTGTAGAGACTACTGGAGACAAATTGGTTTGTCTTAATAACCAGCTAGAGCGTCCGGCGATTTTAAATCGAAGATATAGTCCGACCTTATAAGAAATTATAGGATATGTTGGCTGGCAGATGATATATTGACTCGAGAGGGTCACAGCTAGAAGGGTAAACAACATGCCATATTCAAAAGAAGTAGGTTATCTAAGTAGAATGGCCGATGATGGAATTACATTTAATGATTCCCAACTCGATGCCGTAGAGAAGCTTCGTGTCTCGACCCCTCAAAGTTTGATTGATACCGATTTCGAGTACTCACTACAATCATCAAAATGGGAGTTTTTAACTCTCTGTAATAACTACCCGGGGGTTTATTCACGTGCTAATGAACCTGCATTTACTGCTGATCAAATAGTATCCATTGTTCCTTCTGGATTAAACAATAAAGATGTAACTATTACAACAAGTATTTTACCTACACTACCGTTTAAGGTTGGAGATTCTATAGTATTAAAAGAAACAGCAGAATCAACATATGTCGATGGGGCTTATATTATTTCTCAGGTTTTTTCAGAATACTCTTTTGCAATTACTACAAAAGCTCCGGCAGGTTTTCTTACTTTACCGGATTATAAAACACCTTATACTGCTATCTTTACAGGTGGGTTTTATACTAATGCAAATATACCTATTGTAGGAGTTTCTGCTATTGCAAGTACTAGTGCAGCTCTTATTGAATTTGCTAACCCACATGGCATTTACATAACTACCCCTATCACAGTTACTGATGGATCTCAGTCAGCAGTGCCTTGGTGTGGTAGTTTTGCGGTTAGTGCAGTACTTTCTGATACTCAAGTAATTTATCAAACACTAACCAGCGAAAATTACGCCGAAAATACTTTATTAGTTCCTGCTTCAGGTGGAGTTTATGGCCGTACAGAGGGTGTTGTAGTTCACAGATTTTTTGATGGAGGTGTACAAATTAACCCTGGTACATCTGCTCCTGATGCTCGTATTATACGTCAAACAAGAAAATACTTTAAATATCAGTCTGGTAAATCAATGCAGTACTCTACCGGTGTTCTTTTTAGACCGGTTTATGAAGTAGTAGATGCTTATATCGATAAAACACTATTTGATGCAGATTCAGTCGCGTACCCTTATTATGATTTTGTAATTACAACAGAACAGTATCACGGATTTGCAGCACCGGATACTTACCGTCAGGGAGTGACAATTAGAACGTTAGGGTTTGAAATTACCGGTACAGCTTCTCGTAACCCCTACAACAACACATTTACTGTAAATAAAGTTTTAAATACTAAAACGTTTAGTGTTCAAATTCCTGTTAATACGCAGTTTAACCCGTTCCCTACTACAGACCTTTCACCAGGAGGTATTGCAAGTTTAGAAGTTGTTGGGTGGAATGATGCAACCGTTAGAACCGGTCTTTTTGATGATCAAAATGGAATGTTTTTTGAATATGATGGTAAACAGTTTTGGGTAGTAAAAAGACAAACAACTACCCCTCTTGCTGGTTCTATTGACGTAAAATTAGGAAGCCCATGGTTAGTTAGTACAGCGGGTAATACAAAGTTTTTATCTCAGTTAAAAGAAAATGATTTTATTAATATCAAAGGAATGTCTTATCAAATTAGCTCAATAGTTGATAACTTATCAGCTGTTGTAACGCCAGTTTATAGAGGCCCTGATGCAACTAGTTTAAAGGTAATTAAAACAGAAGAGCTCAAAATACCACAATCAGAATTTAATATTGATAAACTTGATGGCACTGGACCGTCTGGATACATTTTTAACTTTAACAAGATGCAAATGATGTTTATAGATTATTCTTGGTATGGTGCAGGTAAGATTCGTTACGGTATTAGAGCAAATAAAGGAAAAATTATATACTTTCACGAAATATACAACAACAACGTTAACACAAAAGCGCATATGCGTTCTGGTAACTTGCCTGGTCGTTTTGAAATTCAGAGTAAATCTCAAACCGGGACATTTTTAACTGCAGTAGGTTCATCTGGCACTACTTCATTAAGTGCTAGAGTATCTAATAATGATGCAGATTATTTACCTACTCGTGGCCGTATAGTTGTTGATAACGAATATATAGAATATACAAAAGGCTCGTCTGAGAGTACTGGTACTGTTTTACAATTTAATAATCGTAATACAGGCGGTTTAATCTCAGGACCAAATTCGTATACAGCAGGGGCTGTTTATAAATCATTTAATCAAAACTGTTCGCCGGCGTTATCCCACTGGGGTGTAGCAGCATTAATGGATGGGAATTTTAATGAAGATAAATCTTATTTATTTACCGCCACCAATAGTACTTCAATGACGGCAACTTCAGCTGATCAGGCTCTTATTTCTTTTCGTTTAGCGCCTTCTGTTGATTACGGTATTACAGGAAATCTTGGTGAAAGAAATTTAATTAATCACTCTCTTCTCCAACCAAAACAAGTAGGTATTTTAACAAATAACCCTATACAGATAAATGTAAGAGTTAATTGCGAACCTCAATCTGAGTTTAAAAATTTATCAGCTTGGAGATTTGTTGCTAATGGAAGTATTGCACAGTATTATGATCATGCTGAGGATGGAGTGTTTGAAGTTGAAGGTACTGGAGGAGATCTTATTGCTTCATTTTTAATGACTCCAGAAGCTGAAATCGGAGACGGTTATTTTACGTCTCAAACATTTAATATTGATGTTGTAAGAGAATTAACAAATAGTATATTAGGAGGAGATTATCCGTATCCTGATGGTCCAGATATTATTACAGTGAGTGTTAGAACTCTATCTCATTTAAATGGTGAATATAATGCTATATGTCAAGGGAGAGTTTCCTGGACTGAGGATCAAGGTTAATAAATACTATATATGGCTACAGTAAGCGAAAGACAAAATGCTATAATAAACTCAGTAAGTCGTATTAACGGGTTTGTAATTCCTAATTATAATACTATTAAAAATTATTATCACGGAACTACCTCTAATATTGAAAAAGTAGAATATAAACAAGATTCTACAATTGTTGCAACCTTATCCTTTACTTACATCGATCCAGTTTTAAGTACTAATCCAAGAATTGATGAAGTAATAAAGTTATAATATGAGTTATACTTTTAACCCGTTTATTGGTAATTTAGATAATATTGGTGAAGTCCCGGTTGTTTTTTATTCTCCAACCGAATTAGAAGTTGAAACCGATATACCTACTGACGGGGCTATATTTGGTTCTAGTGTAAGATATGTACAAAAACTACCAAACCTAACTGTTTCTTACACTAACATAAGCGGGGCATATACAACTTTAACCGGCTTAACCGGGAATAGTTACAGGGGTAATATAAGTTTACCGTCTGTGCCTGCAAGTTTATTTCCAGGGACTTATTATTACAATATTAAAAACTTACATCAATTATATTCAACTACTATTGGCCCGGCTCATGGTATAACTATGATGTACACTAATAGTATTTCAAGTGTAGGTTTTCCTGATTTGAAGCTTTGTGAAGGTATCTATTTAAGAGGGTATAATACTTTGACTAAAATAAATTTTGATAATTTAGAGTATGTTACTGGTATAGGTGGTTACGGGAATATAGATATAGAAGCAATAAAACTTACAGACATTAATTTTCCAAAACTTAAAATTTGTGATGACGGATTAAGTATAGGTGGATACTCAACTATAGAACCTCTTACTAGTTTGAGTAGTATAAATTTACCCAATTTAGAAATAGTTGGTGCTGTTGTACTCGGCCCAAACCAGCAATATACATCTTTTAAAACATGGCCTAACCTTAAAAGTTTAGAGTTTCCAAATTTAGAAATATGTGGCAGTCTTTTTTTAAAAGGCTGTATTGCGGTAAGTGCGTTAAACTTCCCGAAACTAAAAAAACTAACCGGTAGTACTACATTTCAAGCGTGTACGGCACTAACAGATGTTAACTTCCCAGAAACACCCTTTATAGTTGGAGGGTATATGGCTGCAAATTGGTCTCAAACTAACTCTTTAACCTCATTTAAATTTCCTAAATTGACATATTTTCAACCTTCAGGAGTTTTTAATCCTATCGTTTTACAAAGTGATGCAAGTTTAAAAGAGGTTGAACTGGGTACAGATACGTTAAAATGGTTTGGTGCACCTTTTACATGCAACCAAACATTAACTCAAAGTTCTGTTGATAAAATATTAAAAGCATTTGCAAGGCTTGATGGTACTAACGGAACTACATCATACAATTCAACTATATCATTAGCTGGTAGTAATTCAGCCCCTTCTTATACAGGTGGTGTCACAACAACATCAGATGGAAGTAATTTTGTTAGAACAGGTACAACAGTAGTTGCATCTGTTATAGGGCACGGTCATACTAATGGGGATATTGTAACCTTTACTGGCAATTCTCAATCCGCATTAAACGGGACATATATAATTACTGTAAATTCTCCGGATGAGTTTCAATATACAACACCTACATCAAGTAATATAACAGGGGGAGGCACTGTAACAATGCGGAGAACAACTGTAGCTACAGACGGATTTAGATATTTTCAAACAATTGCTTTAAGGGGCGGTACAATTACTATAATTTTCCCAGATTAATATGAATTACAGACTTATACATAATAACCAAGAAGTTATAACAATAATAGAAGCGACTGGAATTACTAATTCTAACGGTAACGAAATTATAGACGGAACATTAGAAGAGATTTATCAGCTTATCCCTGATTTAAATCTCACTAATACTATTCCAATGTCTGCTTTTGAGGTATAGAATTAAAAGTTACGATTAAATAATTGATATGAACGTACTACCCAGAGCGGTTCCGGGATCCACTAATGCTAACTCAAAAATAACAAGCTACGGTGCACTTACTCAGCGTATTCGCAGACAGTTGGGTGAACCGCTTATTAATATAGAAATAGCTGATGAGCAAGTATATGACAACATTGCTATTGCAATGGAATATTATACCAAGTATGCAGGGTACACGGAAGAGTTTTTATTATTTGATTCAAAGAAATATGAACGTGGAGTAGGGCTAAAAGTTGATACCATGATCAATATGACCCCTGAAATGTATAAATCGGAAACACCAGGTTTATCAGCAGGGTACGATTATGACATGGAAGACTATAGAAGAGTGTTAGATTGTTTTTCTTTTAACTACGGTGAATCAACCGGTATCAATACTCTCTTTACTTTAGAGCAAGCAATGGCACAACAAATTTATTCTTCTTATATGATAGGTAATTTTGGTTTTGATCTTGTTTCTTGGGAAGTGCTAAAAGGGTTTATTGATACAAGAACTAAGGTATTAGCTATGACCCCTCACTACCGTTTTGATGCAAAAAAACAAATATTAAGAATATTGCCTGAACCTATTCCTGAACAGTCGTATCTCGGAGCCGTAGGATGTTATATAGAAAGACCTATTAAAGATATAATCAATGAAAGATGGATTTTTAGATATTCTACAGCATTAACTAAAATAGCAGTAGCTAATGTTAGAGGTAAATATGGTAATACAAACCTATTTGGAGGCGGAACTATTAACTACCAAGATCTTATGAATCAAGGTTTACAGGAAAGAGATGCTTTAGAAACTGAACTCAAAAACAGTTACGAAGACGTAACACCGAGTATGTTCTTTATTGGTTAATATGCTTCGTAAAAGAACTTCAAAGTTTAAACAGGGTATTTTTAGACCGGTACATCCTGAGAAATATAAAGGCACACACCCTATACTTTATCGTTCATCATATGAATTAAAGTATATGCGTTGGGCAGATCATAACCCTGCAGTAATTAAATGGGGTTCTGAATCAATTGTTATACCATATCAAAACCCGTTAACTGGTAAAGTATCTAGATACTTTGTAGATTCCAATATAACTTTAAAAACTAAAACCGGGGAACTAAAAAAGTTTCTTATAGAAATAAAACCTTCTATACAAACTTTACCACCTAAACCAGGCAAGAATACAAAAGCTCTATTACGTCGACAAGCTGAGTATATTAAAAATAGAGCTAAGTGGCAAGCTGCAGAACAATGGTCAAAAAAGAAAGGTTACGAGTTTACTATTCTTACTGAAAAACACTTAGGTCTTTAATAAGTAATAGATATGAATAAAGATCAAAATTTAATAGCTGAAATTTATGATTCTATTATTGAAGCGTCACCGGTACAACAACAAATGCGGAATGCGTTTCAGCAAAAATGGCAGCAGAGAATGGCTAAAGCAGGATTAAATCAATCACAGAGTCGACCAAATTCTTCAATTATTGATGATATGGATGCTGAAGATGACATTAAACGACAAAAAATAGAAAATTTAAAAAAAATGGGTAATACATCTAACCCACCATCACAACCTGTACAACAATCAGCTCAACAACCTACACAACAAACACAGGCAGCAAATTTTGATGGAGCAAGTGGTCTACCAATAACACCTGAAGGAGATAAATTATTTGCTCAAACACCTAACCCGGCCGAAACTTTAAGACAGAACGGTTTTAAATCCTTAGAACACTTTCAAGCTGCAAGAGATGCGGGATCATGGACTCCATCATCTAAACAACAGCAATCAACTCAACCACAGCAACAGCAATCAACTCAACCACAGCAACAGCAATCAACTCAACCACAGCAACAGCAATCAACTCAACCACAGCAACAGCAATCAACTCAACCACAGCAACAGCAATCAACTCAACCACAGCAACAGCAATCAACTCAACAAGCAGGTAACACACAACAAGTACAAACTCAAATGGCTGAGCTCGGAAAACAACTTACTCAGTTTCAGCAAAAGTTTAATGAAATAATGAAATCATTAGGTGGCGAACAACCCACTCAACAACCTCGAGCTGCAAATAATCAAGGTTAGCAACAAACCGGCGCCGCTAAAATGACTAAAAAGTATTAACGCGCTGAATACTTTCTAGTCTTTCCTGAATCAGGAACTACCTCTTCAATAATCTCTTCAGTTATAATTGTCTTGGTCTTTGGTTGTGCAGGAATAGGCTCGTCCACTAAAAGCTGTTTTGTTTCTTTTAACACTGAACCACCTCGAGCAATATTATAAGCTAATACAAGAGCTACTGCGAGAGGATCGAATACAAGAACAATTATAAGAATAAAAATCTTTACAACTGTATCAAGTGGTAGACCTACTGAATCAGCTACAAACTTAAATGTACCAATATCATGTACTTCATTACCTTCAGATTTGAGAACAATAAGTTCATTATCTTTTTCAAATACGAGAGTTTGAAGTTCTTGAACACGTGCTGTTAAGCCTTTAATCTCTTCTGCAGAACGAGCCATATCTTCATAAACAGGTCTTGCTGCAGTACGAGACATTGAAGGTAATCTAGCTTCCTGAGATTTACGAGCTTCGTTTAAAGTATTAATACGAGCATTAATTTGTTCAATCTCTTTTGAAACATTATCTTTTTGCTGAACAATAAGAGAAGCTTTATTATCGATGAGCTCAGTCTTACCAGCATTAACTTGATAACCTGATGACAAATAGCCATAGATACCTAAAGAAGTAATACACATAAGCACAAGTACCGCTGTTATCATGTATATTTTTAAAAACCAAACTACCTTCTTCCAGTAACGATATAAAAAAGAAGTAGCAACAAGTTTACCTAATTCTAAAGAACCGGCCATAATTACTACTGACCAAAAGTGACCAGAAAATAAAGTTGCTATACCGAGCACTGAAAAATAAGCAGCACACCCAGCAACAAGTAAAGCTGTAAAGGCTAATAGGGCTGTAAACATTTTACATATTTATGTCTAATAGGTATAGAAAATGCATCTAAGATGTATAAATAATTGTAATATCTATGGGATTAAAATTTATACGTGAAGACCTTAACGAGGGTTTAGATTTTTTAATTGAAGAAAAAAACCGTCAGGGGGAACAAAAACTCTATATCACTGGTCCCTTTTTAATGGCTGAACAAAAAAATCAAAACGGCAGAATTTACTCGCTTGATGAAATGACACAAGAAGTAAATCGCTATACAGACCAAATGATAAATTCACGCCGTGCGATTGGAGAAATGAATCACCCGCAATCAACGGAAGTGAATCCTGTAAATGCATGTCACATTGTAACAGAATTAAAACAGAATGGGAATTATTTTATTGGTAAGTCTCAAGTTTTAAACACCCCTATGGGCTTACTTTTAAAATCTTTAATTCAAGATAGTGTAAAAATGGGTATTTCATCAAGAGCTCTTGGTAATATTACCGAGTCAGGAGATACTAAAAAAGTTTCTAATTTTCACTTAATTTGTTTAGATGTAGTACATCAACCATCAGTAGAAAACGCAATGCTTGAATCCATTATGGAATCAAAAGAATGGATGATCCGTCCTGATGGTACAATTGTAGAATATGCCGCGGCAGCTTACAATACATTAGAAAAAAATTTAAGTAGATTACCAAAACATGATACAGATTCTTTCTTAAAAGAGTCTTTACTTAAATTTATTAACATGTTAAAAGGAGTTTAATATGACAACAGAACAAAAAAACATACAAACGTTTATACACAACATTGCAAGTGGAGAGTTTGCAAGTGCTCAAAAAACATTAGAGCAATGTATAGAAGATAAATTAAAGTCCCGTGTTTCTGATTATACACAATCAGAAACGTTTAAAAAATTTAACGCTGGAGAATAAATAAATATATAACTAATATGGACTTCAAACAAATTCTAAAAGATCAGTTTAAAGATTTAATAACTGAAGAAACACTTACAGCAGTACACGAAGCTTTTGAAGCTGCAGTAGAAGAAAAAGCTAATAAAAGAGCAGAGTTGCAAGTTGAAGCAGCAGTAACAAAGCTTGATGATGATCATGCTCAAAAATTAAGTCAATTAATTGAGTCGATTGATGAAGATCATACAACAAAGTTACAACGTTTAGTAGAGTCCATTGATTTTGATCATGCTCAAAAGCTTAAGAAAGTTGTTGAAAGACTTGACGACAAATACACAGGTATGTTAAAACAAGTTATCGAAAAATACGAAACAACTCTTAAAGAAGAAGCTGAAACATATCGTAACCGTTTAGTAGACGAAATTTCAAATTATCTCGATTTATATATCGATAAAACTTTACCAAAAGAGCAAATCAGTGAAGCAGTAGAAAATATTCGTGCTCGCAAAGTTGTACATCAAATTCGTCAACTAGTTGGTATTAATGAAGAATTTATTAACGATGAGGTTAAAGAAGCTCTCGTTGATGGAAAAAAGACAATTGATTCTTTGAAAAAAGAACTCAATGAAGCCTTAGAGAAAAATACAAAAATAAATCATGAACTACAAAAAGTAGAGGCATCGTTTCTACTTGAGCAAAAAACAAAAGAATTACCCGACAGCGCTAAGGCATATGTTACAAAGCTGTTAAAAGGTAAATCACCTGAGTATATTCAGGAGAATTTTCAATATGTAGTTGAGATGTTCGAAAAAGAAATTACCGAACAGGAAGAAAAAGCACAAGACACTATTAGTCAACGTATCGTTGAGTCCGTAGATCGTCCTGAAGCTATTACTGAAAGTGAAGTAGTTTCTACCCCAGAGCCAGCTAAGGCTGATCCAAGTGTGGGCGGATATCTGAGCGAGATGAAACGTCTAGATGGTTCTAGACTAAAACTTAGATACTAAGTTTGAATTTCATACTCATTTAAGGTCGAAAACTCTTATAAAGGAGAAAAAACTCATGCAAAATCTATTACACATCGATAAGTCAAGAGCAGAACAACTTGTTGAAAAGTGGAGTCCAGTTTTGGATTACTCTTCAAACAAAGTAACTGCAATCGAAGATGAGTACACAAGATTAAACACAGCAATCCTTCTCGAGAACCAAGAAAAGTGGTGCTTCGAATCAAACACAGCCGGTGACGGTGGTGTATTCGGTACATCTCTTCAAGGTACTCCAGGACAAGGCGGAAAACTCAGTAATGACTTTTACGCCAAAGGTGATGCTCGTTTACCTAAAGTGCTTATTCCAATGATTCGCCGTACATTCCCCGAGCTCATCACAAATGAGATCGTTGGTGTACAGCCAATGACAGGCCCTGTTGGTTTAGCTTTCGCTCTACGTTACAAATACGACGACACAGCTCTCGGATACGGTAACAACAAACTAGACGGTAGCTTAACATCAGGTGCTCTCAACAACTATGCCGGTCAACCAGGTGGTAAAGAAATTGGCTACAACTATCTAAATACAACCTTCACAGGTACATCAAGCTTGGATCTTTCAGGTTCAGCTGATCCAAATGTTCCTGCAATGTTGATCGAAGATCGTGGTGTTGCCCAACTTCTAAGCAACTTTGAATTAACTTCAAAGATCCCACAAGTTACTGTATCGTTCGAGAAAACAGCTGTTGAAGCTGGTACCCGTCGTTTAGCAGCTCGTTGGTCTGTCGAACTTGAACAAGATTTGAAAAACATGAACGGAATTGACATTGACAGTGAATTAACAAACGCTATGTCCTACGAAATTCAGGCTGAAATTGACCGCGAGATGATCGCACGTATGCTTCAGACCTGCTTAAACGCAGGCCCAGGTGTTGGTTATTCAACATGGTCAGCTATCTCAGCTGACGGTCGTTGGTCAGGCGAGCGCGCTCGTGACTTCTACAACAGAATTGTTGTTGAAGCTAACCGCGTCGCTATCCGCAACCGCCGTGGTGCAGCCAATTTTATTATTGCTACACCACGTATCTGTGCAATTCTCGAAACACTTCCTAACTTCACCTGGATGCCAGTTAACGGTAATGTAAATACATCACCTGTTGGTATCGCTAAGGTTGGTTCAGTAGGTGGCCGTTTCCAAATCTATCGTGATACACGCACAGAGGCTCAAGCAGCAAATAGCTCATTCACAGCCCCATACACCAATAATGGTTATGTGGAGCCACGTCAAAAGACGGTTGACTATGCGTTGTTAGGTTATAAGGGACCTGAATACTACGATACTGGTATCGTTTACTGTCCATACATCCCTGTTATGGTTCAAAGAACAATTGGTCCTAATGACTTCAGCCCTCGTGTTGGTATGTTGACACGTTACGGTGTTGTTGATCACATCTTCGGTGCAAACTTGTATTATCACTTGATAATCGCCACCGGACTTGGTGAATCCTTCACACCTGGTAACGCTGCAATCTATCTATAATCAAGAAAGACTTACACAGCACAATTCACAGAACCCAGTCGAAAGGCTGGGTTCTTTTTTATAAATATAAGAAATGTCTAAAAAATGTTATGAACCAGTAGAAACACCAGGAAGAGATGATTGCCCTTATGAACTTGACGAAATACAAGGTAAAGAGTGTTTAAGCGATTCGATTGATGTTATCAATAATAACTATTTTGTATTAGATCAAGCATCATGTGAACTTACCCCTGAGGCTCTTAAAAAATTAAAAATTAAAAATCAGGGTCAGTTTTTTCCTACAAACCCTGATACATTTGTTTTAAATTTTTCGGGTGAAGGTGTTAATATGCAAGATGAAGGGTTTTTAAAAACAGTTTTAATTCCTTTTTCTGGTGTTCGTGGTATTATAGCAGGAAGAAACGTTTTGTTATCCGCCACTGGTATTGCAGGCGGGCATGTTGATGAACCTTATAAGCGGGTAGTTCCAGGTGAACTTGCAGAAGGAGATGTTATAATAAACGCTTATTTACCTGCATCCCCAAGACAAGCACGTTTGTTTTTTTATTACGGTGCAAATTCAGCTAGTAATCCTTTTGCAGGTAATTGGGTACAAAAATCTCCTTCTTTAGAAAATAGAATACCTAGTGCAGCTACTATACAAAGCTTTGTTAATACTAGGTTAGGTATACCAGCAATAGATAATCTAGACCCTCTTTTTAGTGGCGGAGATGTTTGGGTTATCTATCAAATGAACGGATACACTACTTCTTTAAGACAATCAGGGATTGGTAACAGAATAAATTTAGGTTTTACATACACTGTTACTATAATTGGTGGCGGTGCTCAAAATGGTAGTGGCAATTTTACAGCAGGAGACAGAACAAATGATGATTATACTGCTGATTCAATAACAAATTTTGTTGTATATCGACTTACAAGAGAAAGAACATTACCAAACGGTGCAGTAGAAGCCGGCTACACAGTAAGAGAGACTAAATATTTGCAGAATTTGTCTAGTCTGTCTACTACATGGCTTCCTATCCCTGCAGGATGGAGTCAATTTAATTAATAGTATGAGTGAACCGTGCGTACCTAAAACTACTGAAATAAATAAAGAAGAATATGTTGGCTCTTCTTTAGTAAAAATTAATTCTTTTACACAAGAGCTTAATGAAGATGCTTGCTATCTTTATGATGAAGTGCGAAAGAGAGTAAGGGTTGAATTACAAGGTATTAGATTTCCTTTAGAAGCGAGAGTAATTGATTTTAGTGGTAATAACGTTATTGCATCTAATAATACTGATAATATAGAAAATAAGACAGTTTTTATACCTATAACTGGCGTATCTCATTTATAT